CTCCTTGGAAAGACTCTGATACACCTGAGATTAATCTAACAAGCTCTATAGAGGTTGTCATTATATCTTTCAATCCTGTCGGGATTATATTTGGTTGGATCTTCTCTGGTTTAGCTTTACCCATCTTATACTCTAAGAGTAAACCAGATTTTGCTCCTAGATCTTCTAGATCTACTACATCCATATTTACAAGAGAATCTTCTTCTATGATCCATCCAGAGTTAGCTGTAGTATTCACTGTATGTAGTATTTGAGAGAAAGTCTTATTAATCATCTCTTGAGTCTTAATAAGATTATCCACCATACCTACTGTAACACCTCTCCTGAAATAAGGAAAGAAAGGTACTATTGTAAAGTTCTCATATGGGCTCCAATCATCATGGAGAATTGTATCAAAACTAGATACAGTCCATCTAACACGTTTAACAAGTCGTTTAGTAAACTCCCGGCCTGTTTCCCTTGCTATCTTCTTAGCCTCTGAAAGCTTCATATTATCTGGTACAGGTACAGCTTCTCCTGTAGCTGGATCAAACCAAAAACCACGCATAGTAAGTTTCCAGTATTGTCTTTCTAGAAGTCTTACGTGTTCTGTATTAGCTTTATCTACAAAGAAAGGTGATTCTAGTCTTGAAGTACCAAATTTATTTCGTTCTTGTCCATAGTCTCCTGAAGTAGACCCCCAATCCTCTTGGCCGTTTAGCGCTTCAAAACCTTGAACAACCTCTTTGTATTTAGCTGTACCATAGATCTCTTTAATATCATCTATAGGTAGCCATTTAGTGACGATAACATCCTTCCATGTATCCGGATCATACTCTTTAGCGTCTGGGTCGGGGATTACATCTAATGGGTCTAAGCTATCTATAGTTACTTCACCAAAGAAATTATCAGTGAAATCCATCTTGATCTCAAAGTACCCTCGTTGTTGTATCATTCCATCTGCAAAAACTTGGGATTCTTTCCAAGGGAATTTATTCTGATCTACAACAAACATACCTATCTTAGTAAGAATATCTGAAGTTTCTTGGTCTCCTATATCCCGTGGCTTATAAGCAATATCCATCCTAGACTGTGTTTGAGTTCCTAGAATGGTATTTACGGTAGAGAAGATTATATTCTCTTCTAACCAAGGTTTCTCCATAGCTTCTAGGGCTTTTTTAGTTTCTTCATCCCATTGTCTACCTCCGCCTAAATAAAAATCCTCATTCATTTTAGCTTGTTTTTGGTAATCTGAATGACCTCTAGTCATCCCGTCCATAAATCTCGCCCACTGATTCTGGGCTAGTTGTTTTCTTTTAAGTCTGGTAGGAGATGCATTGTGTACGTTGTTTACCATATTATATTTCTCAAGTTAAGTTAGGCTTTCATCCAGGAATTACTTTGGATATTCTTATATTTATTAACTCTCTGGGAGAGTCTACTTTTTGGCGAGCGAGGTGTCGTTACCCCTAGGGCAAAATACCTAAAAGCATCTGCTGCATGGCTGCTCCAATCATGGACAGGTTTTTGTTTATATTCTTGGTGTTTTTTATCGAACTCTCTGTGATAATTCTGGAGAGCTTTAAAACCTATTTCTGTTTTCTTTTTATCAAAGAAACACTTAGGTAAGACCATTCTTGCTGCTGAAATACCGTCATCTATAGGGAGCTTAGGGAGGACATTTAATCTCCCACTTTTTATGAGCTTCTGAGCTGTTTCTATCCGACTCCTGCCAGTACCAAACTCTGTATGACCAAAATCATGAGGAAAAGTGTGAGTATCATATATATAGGGTTTACCCTGCAGCATCCTTACATAGTATTCTAATCCTTTCCCATTATCCTCAAAGTAGTCAATCAGATGGTACTCACGGGATACAATTTGAACGAACCAAATAGCTGTAGAATCCCCTACTCCTATATCCCAGAATGTACTTACAGGTAGGTCTGGATAGTGAGGGACTGATCCTCTACGGTCTTCTTCTTCTATTTTTTCTAGGTACTCTAGATAATAATACCCCTGGGCATTAGCTGTGAAACTACAATAGAACTCTTGCTGAATCATCTCTTCTGACATTCCAGCGGCCCTTTCATCATCCACAACTTTCTGAGGAACATATCTAACTCCGTTTTCATCGACAGAGTCTTCTACTGTGACTACTTGGCAAAACCAATCATCATTCTTCTTGGCCATCTCTGTCATATCATAGAAGAAGTTCTTACCGTTGGGTGTGGAATTAAAAGCTGCCCAACCACTGTTCTCTCCTAGAATAGGTCGAACAACGTCCCATGCTGCAGGGTTCTGGAAAGCATACTCAGAAAATACACAGCCTACAGGGTTAGACCCCCGGACCTTATCAATTTTATCAGTACCGATAATCTGTATAATACTCCCATTACTCAAAGCCAATTTCATTTCTGTTTTATTAGCTTGAGATAGAAGCTCTCCGGGGATATGGTCTAGAAAGGGCATTCCGGAACCGTCTACACCATCCCAGATAACCCTTCTACCTTGAGAGAACTCTGGAAAAAAGTAGTAATAAATACCTACTCTCTCCACAGCTTTCTTTATGATTATATTAAATAAAGTTTTATCTTTCCCTGCTCTTCGATGATATACAGCAACTGCTCTTTTACATCCTGAATCCAAAGAAGCTAGTAGTTCCTTCTGATATATCCTTGGTTCAAATTTATGAGGTATCGTTATAATATTAGACACTATTGAGGTCCTTTTACTTTGCCGTCTTCGATAATTACAACCTCTTTCTCTTTGGAGCTACGTTGATTCATAACCTCAAGTATACCATTAACAAAATATGTACCTAGTACAGCAGATACAGGTATCCAGAAAGTCTTAGACTCTATTACATACATGATTTGACCCATGATATACTTAGCCTCTCCGCTGGAGTCAAAGATAGCGATAATCATTAATCCTGTAATTACTAAACTCCACATTTTAAAGATAGATAGACTTAGGATCTGCTGTGTCTTCTTAAAAGGAGATCTTGCTTCTATAGCCTCTATAAGAGCTTGTTTTACTATAGGGTCATCTGTCTTATCCATCTTATCAATCAAAGCCATAATAAAATTATGATTGCTGTCTTTAAACCTTCTTATACTAGGTTTAGTAGAAATCTTCTGAGTACTATTCACTATGGTGACCTTCAGCTGGCCCTTCTTCATGGTGTTCCTCGTTAGACTCTTCTTCATCTGAACTTAAGAGATCTTTGAGTTTTAGAGCATTATCTAGATTTATAGCTGGCCAGAAGCTGGATTCTGTATCCTTTAAAGGGGGTCTAGTATATTCTCTATTTTGATACTCAGGCAGAATCGGAGCTGTTAGTTTAGCACTATTCTTTTGTTCTCTAATTTCTAAAATAGGAGAATAAACTTCTCCAACAGTACGTATAAGATTATCTAAAGACTTCCAAGCTCTCTCAATCAATATTGGATTACAAGACTTATTACCTAGAATAATAATAGTTTTTATTGCAGAGTTAATTGCAGCGCCTTGTTGGGAAAGCTTAGTTTGAAGAGATACAAAATCTCTAGATTGCTGCATATTGCCGCCTACAGTAATGCCAGAATAACCTATGCTTCCTCCATATTTTACCTCAGGTTTATGGATAACATAGGTCTCTAATAAAGCATCTAGATTAGAGATATAAGTACATCCAGAGTCGTTCTCTAGAGAGATCTCTGCTACTTTAGGGGACAGGTTCTGACAGCCTATTAAAAAGATCGATATCAGTAAGGTTGTTAATAGTCTAAATAAAATTTTCATAAGGTTTTATCCTTCTTTTTCTTCAACGATTGAAAGGGTTGTATATCTTAAATAAAACTCTTCAGCCTGATTTCTTCTGGCATGAAGTGTATAGGCCCAAAAACCAGCTCGTACTGGTACATTAGTATAAGCTGTGAATGGGAGCCACATATCTCCTGTAGGAGGTAATTCGTAATAAGGACTAAGTAATTCTTGATCAGCTTGCAGGTTCCAAAAGCCTGCTTCTACAAGGTTTACCTGTGCGTTTCCTCCAGATTGAACCTTATACTGGCCTGTTACTTGGGCTTTTATTGAGGAAAGATTCTCACTAAAATGAGCAGGGGCTACAATAACACCTCCAAGATCTTGCCAATCTAGTTTGTTCTTTATCTTAGTATCTGTAGGGGCTAGGATAATTGTTTCATGGATAAAATCTAGTTTAGGCTTTTCCATGTCTATTAAGAATAAACTTACTAATTCTGTTTCTTCTTCGAAAGTAAGAACTACATCAAAAAATAGAGATACATTATCTCCTTTAATTAAGATCTGCTCTAGTTCAGGTTGAATCAAAGGATCACTAGCTACAG